AACGCCTCGATCACGCACCGCATGGGACCATGCTGGAGGTAGTGGGCGATGTCGTATTGGACGGCTGTCGGGGCCGGGAGGTTGAGGTGCTTCCAGACCAAGAAGAGGAAATTGCGGAAGTCGCTGCGAACGAGGTCGCGTTGGCTCGACAGCGAGGTCGAGGCCATCAGGTCTGACATGGATGCGTATCCAGGAGTGGATAGGAAGGCCCGTGAGCGGGCACGCCGGACCTCCCCGCCACGTTGGTAGCGGGAGAGGCTCCAGGGCGCTCTACGAGGCTCCTATGGGGCTTACTGAGGGAGCCCGTGCTCGTCGTTGTTCGAGTGGAACGGGAGGGCCTGAGCGAGCTGCTCCATGGCCGGGTCGTGCTCCTTCACGGAGCTGATGCCGTTGTCCTTCAGGAACTGCCGGATGGTGTTGAGGGTCGAGGCGCCGGGGGTGACCTTGACGGCCTCTCCGGTCTGCTTGTCCACGACCACCTCACCGTTCTCCAGGATTTCCTTGAAGAGGCTCGCTAGGCGGCCGTGGAGAGACCCCAGCTCCTTTTGCGATGCGTTCTTGCTCAATGGAGAAGTCCCTTGAGGAACCCGAGGGCCGAGATGGCGAGAGCCCCGAGGGAGATGAGCGTTGCCTTCCAGTCCTTGGAGGCGCCCCCTCGGGCTTCGATACCGGCGACCTTCAGGTCAGTTTCGGTCTGCCTCTTCTCGACATGATCGAGGCGAGAGGCGGTGTTGGTCTGGTGCTGGAGCAAGGCGTCAACCTTGCCCTCCAGCCGGCCGAGGGACACCAGGAAGTCGGCGTTCATCTCGGTCACAGCTTAGCCGCCGCTTCAAAGAGAGCGTCGATCTCGTCGTCCGTCAGACCAATCTCGATGGCGAGCGCCTGGACGTAGGGGTTGCCCCGCTCCCAGGTGGCCGCATACTCGAAGTAGATGCGGATGGGCTCGTAGGCGGCGTCCTCGACGACCTGCTTCACGCGATCCATGAGGCCGGCGTGGAAGAGCGCGAGGCGGGCCTGAGTGGCCGTGACGACGGTCACGTATTCCTTCTGCTCGGCGAATATCCTCGCACCGTTCCAGAAGAGGCCGTTGTATTCGGACTCGATGTCGTTCTTCGGGAGGCCACTGACCTCCAGGAGGTGAGACACCGAACCGACGATGGGCCACAGTCGCTGGCGATAGGGGATGCCGGGCTTGTCGCACCCGTGGTCGTTGATGGACAGGACAACACGCCCATCCGCATCAACCACGATGAAGGTCTTGTTGCTCGGGTCCTTCCCGTTGTGCGTGACGGTCTCGTAGAGGTCATCGCCACGCTCATTCCTGGCAAAGACCACACCGGCCTTGACGAGGTTCGAGAGGTGCTCGTCCTTGGCGACAGCTTCAGCGCTGGGCTCGTAGCGGGAGAAGCTCCCGAGGTTCTTCACCCCGGAAGCCGTGAATTTCTTGAGGGTCATTTCGTGATCCTGTTACGAGACAGCGCCAACGGTGTAGTAGTTGCCAGCGGCTTCCCTCTGGAGGATGCGGGTCCTGGCGCCGATAGCACCGCTCACGTAGTTCAAGAGGATGCCCATGGCCACGCGATTTTCTCCGAAATCGTTCATCTGACCGAGGCCGCCGTAAATCTGATCAGCACCGGCAACCCAGCGCATGTCGCCGGTTCGGTTGACCGCGTGGGAGTAGCCCCTGGCGTCAGCCCAAGCGTAGGCTCGGTTTTCGATGTGGGTGTTCAGGTCTCCGAACTGTTGGGTCCAGATGTCGCCACCGGGGCCGAACGAGTGATGGACCGTCCCGCTCTGGTCATACCAAGTCAATCGGCCGTCGGCATGCATCATCCACGCGGCTCTCTTGATGTTGTTGAAGTGGAACCACAGTGCAGGATAGCCGCCCTGAAGTTCCTGCTGCGCAGAGAAGATGTTGTAGACGCCGGTTCTTGCGGGGTCTGGAAGTGTCCCGGAGTGCCACAGCGGCTGCTCCTTGAACATCGGAGAACCCTCGGCGTAGCTCACCCGGAAGATATAGACCGACTGGCCAGGGTCTGTGACCGCGAAGGTGTTGTTGACGGCGGTGACGCGAGCCTCGGTCGGGAAGTCGAAGAACCTGCTACCGTTGCCGAAGTTGACGCCAGCGCGGGCAGTGATCGCTGCGGAGAAGCCAGCTCCTGCATTGAACTCGACCAATCCGGTATACGTTCCACCGGTCTTGGTGATGTAGCTGTTCGGGTCCCATTGCGCGGCGCGGTCGGCGCTCGCAGAGGCAGCGTTCGCGCGGTCGGCGGCACGGTCGGCTTCAGTCTTGGCGCGATCCGCCTGGGCCGTGGCGAGCGGGACCTGGGCGATAGCGGTGTTGGCCTGTCCCGTCGCGGTGGCGGCAGAGCCCGCCGCCTGCCCTGCATACACCCCCGCATCGGTTGCCTTCTGGGTGGCAGTGGTCGCGGAGCCTCGGGCGTCCGAGCCCCACCACGTCGCAGTGTCCCTGGAGGCGACCGCATCGGCCTGGGCAGCCTGCGCCGCCTGCTTCGCCTCGATGGCGAGCGCGACGTTGGTGTTGGTGGTGTCGACCACCCACCTCTTCGTGACCGCGTCCTGGTTGTCCACGGGGTCGCGCACGTTCGAGATGCGCCGGTTGTTGGCCGAGTAGGAGCCGTCCGAGGTGATGCCGAGCGTGCCGCCCGCGATGTCGAAGGCTTCCTGTGAGAGGAAGAAGGTCTGGAGGGTGGCGGTGTCGAGGTCGGTCTCGGTCAGCGTCGAACCATCCACGAAGTCCACGAGCACGGTGTCGCGCGGCGTCGTGCGGCGCACCTCGACGACCTGACCATAACCCGGCGTGGCGACGGTCTGGATGAGCTGCGGGTTGAGCCAAGCGAACGCGGCAGGGGTGCCATCAATGGTCACCGAGACGTGCAGCCTGGAGATGTAGCTGAAGCCGACCGGGAAGTTCCGGTTCGCTCCGTCACCGGAGTATTGCTGGAAGGAAAGGGCCATACGGCACTCCGATTGAAAAAGAGAAAGGCCCCCATGGGGTTTCCACAGGGGCCTGGAGATGGAACGTTGAGTGACCGCTTAGCGCGGCGTAGCGGGTGACCTGAGGGGCTGGTGGCTGATCATGGAGTTGAGCAGCGGGGCGACCCCGAGGGCATTCTGGAAGGGCAGGATGCGGGCCAGGGACCTGATCTCACCTTGTGACCACCCACCCTCGCGCACCGCTCGGTTGACCCCTCGGATGCCCTTGTGGGCACTGTCGTAGAGGTCCTTCGCGGGGAAGCCGTCGAAGAAGTTCGAGGCCAGCCCCGAGGAGCGTGTGTCGAAGATGGGGTTGAAGCCGGCGAAGCCAACGCCAGTGTCGATGATGTTCGGCCAGAGGCTCGACCAATCACCACGCTGGAAGGCAGCGGCAGCCAGTCCTTTTGCGGACAGCTTGTCCTTGAGGTAGTCCTTCTGGTCCGAGCGACCCATCGAGTTGAGGTAGGTCTGGGCCGAGTAGACGGCGCCCCCGAAGACCGAGGTCGTCATCCAGGTGGCGAAGCCGTTCCAATCGCGAACGTGGATGTTGCGCAGGAACTGGTTCGTCCAGGAGCCCAGCATGAAGTTCCTGAACTGGAAGATCATGCGGCCCATCTGGTGCCCTAACCAGGTGTTCGTCTGCCCGATGTGCGGGTCCTGGATGATCATGCGCGACCAGCGCCACACGCCCCCACGGAACGCTGAGAGGGCCTCTCGGTCGTCCCACTTGAGGAAGTTCCCGGCGACGTAGTTCCGGCCCCCGACCTCACCACCGTCGAAGGTGGCGTGCTTCTTGATCTGGTCGAAGATGCGCCGGGCCATCCCCTCGTCGATGCCGATGGCGGCCATGCGCTGCATGTTCACGCCACGGATCGCCTGGGCGTCCGACGCGGCGGCTGCGTTGACGATCTTCATGACGACGGCCGAGGAAGCCCAGCGTCTCGAGAACGTGTCCACCGGACCCATCAGCGAGATGGCGTTGGTGACCCTCTTGCCCTTGTGGGCGAGGTCGTCGGCCTTGTTGAAGAACTTCGAGGCACTCGACCTGTTGATGGCGTAGCTCTCCGCGTCGTGCGTGAGGTGATAGCCGTCCATCCACCAGTCGGCGCCGAAGCCGCTCAGCTCCTCCATCTCGCGGGCGAACTCGGTGTTGAGCTTGCCCGTGCGGGCGTCCCTGAACATGCTCTTGAGGGCCGGCATCCCCTCGGAGGCGGCCTTGAGCCCGAGCTGCGTCACCACGCCCATCATCTCGCCGATCTGCGCGAGACCGACTTGGTTCATGATGCGCACGTAGTTGTAGTCCATGGCGGCCTTGAGCGCCCTGCCAGCTGTCGTCGATTTGAACGCCTGAGGCACGCCCGTCACGCGGTCATACATGAACTGCATGCGCTTCTCGTCGCGGGCCACTGAGGCCTTGCGAACGTCGAGGGGAACGTCCCCCTTGGCGTCCCAGACGGCCTTCATGTCTTGCAGAGCCTTATCGAACTCGGCCTTGCTGGTGATCCCGTCGATCAGGTGCTCGGGGACCGTGGGGTTCTCGACGGCGTGGAAGAGCGGGTTCTTCACCCGCACCATGGCCATCGCGACCTGTCCGCTCATCTGCCGCGTGTAGCTCTTGAAGAGCTTCAGGCTGTCGTCGTGGAACAGGTCCCGCATCGAGACCTCGCGGAGGGCGCCGTTCGTGTCGCGGACCTGCGACTTGAAGTTCAGGTCGTAGATCGCCCGGCGCTTGGCGCGTGCCATCGTGGCGCCCTCAGAGGGCTTCGGGGTGACGATAGAGACGACGTGGTCGATCTCCTTGCTGGACAGCCCGCCCATGTCCGCGAGCGCGGTCTTGAGGGCCTCCAGATCATTCCCGTGGATGGCCCGGTCGAGGTTCGTGATCCCGGCCACCGCCTCGCGCATCGTGCGCCAGTAGCCGGTCGCCATCTTGCGGGCCAGCTCACGCCCCAGCTCGGGGCTCTTCCCGAGGAACGCCTCGGCGATGAACTCGCGCATCGACTTGTCGCCGAACGTGTTCGTGTGCCAGTCGATCTTCTCGTGGTCCGACATCGCCGGCCGGTAGTTCTCGCGGGACACGTTCTCGAAGCCCGCTACGGGGCGCCGCGTGGTGCCGTCGAGGAGGCCTGGGTTCTTCGCGTATTCGAGCCAGTCAGCGTAGAGCTTGTGCAACGCATCGCCGACCTTCTTCACGTTCGGGTCGAACTGGAGCTCCGGGCGGACGTTGTCCATGTAGGCCGTGACCTGCTGGCGGAACTCCACCTCAGCCTCGGCCTTCCCGCTCGCCGGGATTTCGCGGTCCTTCATGTAGTCGAAGAAGCCCTTCTGGTGCTCCTGGATGGCCCGCGAGGAGAAGTCCCAGTCGAGCTGGCGCTGCCACTCCTCGGCGGTGATCTGGACGACCTTGGACTTGTCCTTGTTGCCGACCACGTCCACCACGGTGCCTGAGGTGAAGGCTCGGGTCAGCGGGTTCTCGCTGGCCTTGCCCTTGCCGGCGAGGTCGAAGCGGACCTTGTCGAAGGCAGAGCGGTCGATGGCGTCGTCCACGGCGCGGTGGAGCCAGTCCTCGGTGGTGGCCTTGAGGCCTTCCCGATAGGACGCCGAGGCGGCACCCACGCTGCCACCCGGAGGCGACACGAGCTGCTGGCCGGCTTCGATCTCGGCCTCGCTGTGCTTCTGGATGGACTTGCCGATGCGCATGAGCTGGTCGGCTTCGCTGGCTGTGGCCGGGTTCCTTCCGATGGCCCCGAAGGCTGCACCGAGGGCGAGCCCCGTGCCGGCAGCCCAGAGGTATTGGCTGCGGTCGGCGGTCGGGCTGTTCTCAATCCGCGGTGCTTCGAGGACGGCGTTGATACCAGCCGCCTCGACGCCCTTCGTAGCGATGCGGCCGATCCTGCCGATGCGGGCCGGGATGGCGATCTCAGGGGCCGTGAGGATGGCGGCATCGGCCACCGGGTCGAGGAAGCCCGCGCCGATGCGGAGCGCCGTCGAGCCAGGGGTGTTGGCCATGCGCCGCTCGTAGTCCAGCTCGCGCAGGATGTTGTCCCTGATCTGGTCACCGTGCTTCGTCGAGAGGGCGCCTCCGAAGGCCCCGTGATACTCCTCAGGGATGCCGTTCTGCCACGCCTTGAGCTGGTCCATAGAGGGCTTGAAGTTTGGCTCCCACGGCTTGTTCTGCATGGACTGCCAAATCCACCCGCCGACACCCTCCTCCGTGAACGCCTTACCGAAGGCCTCGGCGGTGCCATAGGCCGGGTGAGCCTGCTGCGACTGGAAGGCAGCCTGATGCTGCTCAACGTCAGTGATCGGCGTGGTGGGCTGGATGGGGTTCTGCCAGGACACCTTCGCGGTGGGGTCTGGCGTGGCCGTGACGGCTGACGCATCGGGGGCCATGCCAGGGGTGCCGGGGTAGTCTGCGAACTGCTGGTGAACGGCCTCCGCGTTCCCTGCCCGCTTGTCCCACAGAGCGATGCCCGTGGGGTTGTCCCGAGAGTAGCCCTCGGCGCGCTCGAAGTGGGCGAACGCGGCTGCCGCCTGCCGGGGCGTCTTGGCTGCCCGGAGCTGCGAGGCGGCGTAGCTCTCGGTGGTTGCCAACTCGTGGTCGATGAAGGCGAGCTGGGTCTCGAAGTCGTTCGAGGGCTGCCCCCTCTCCCTGGCGAACTTCTCCAGAGCGGGCCTCCGGTCCAGCCACTGAGCGATGCCGTAGGCACCAATCTTGTTGGCCAGACCGGGGTCCATCCCGTTGTTCTCGGCCAGCAGGTTGCCGACGATGCCGGACGCCTGGGCGGGAGACCAGCCCTTGCCAATGAAGTGCTGGAAGGCCCGTTGTCTGAGGCTCTGATCTGCTGGCATAGAGGTTCCTTACTGGTTGCGCTCTTTGTAGATGCGGTAGAGCGGGCCATTCCATCCACGCTGCTCGCCCAACCTGAGTATCTTGTTGGGGTTCGTGGAGCTGCTGTTCTGCTCGATGGTCTGGAGCGTCTTGAGGTTGCCCTTCTCCTGGGCCGCAGCGGCGTCGGAGAGCAGCTCGTTCAAGGTGATCATGCGGTCGTTCGGGTGATCGACCGGGATGCCGCCCGCGCTCTTGCGGACGATATACCAAGCCCCCGCGCCGTTCCCGGCCGGACGCACCGTGAGGTCGCCGACCGCGAGGCCTTCCTCCTTCCCGTGCTTCGCAGCGTAGGCGTCGAGCCTCCCCTGCACGAGGCCGGGGAACTGCGGAGGGAGCCGCTTGTCAGAGGTGTCGATGTAGTAGCCGTTGACGTTGACGTGGCTGCTACGGACCCGCTCGCCGGCCAGCTCGATGGCCTTCTCGGAGTTGAGCCCCATGCGGACATACCATTGCGCCAGATCGTTGATCCGGTCGCTCAGGTAGCTCTTGTTCACGGCCCCTTCGCTCCACGGGAAGAACCCGTCGAAGTTCTTGCTGGCCGCGTCCTTCACGTCCTTCATGGCCGCCCTGGAGCCCTTGTCGGCAGCCGCTACGGGGTCCGCAGCGATGGCCAGGGCGGTGGCAACCGCTTTGTCCTTCGAGAGGCCGAGGTGTTCCTCGCCGATGCGTGCCGCCTCATAGAGGTCAACCTGATCCTTGGGGACGAGGTCGTGGAGCGCCTGCGAGTGGTTGGCGCGCATGAGCTTGTATTTGGCGTAGGACTTCTCGAACGCGTCGGGGAGCTGCGAGCCATTGATGACAGCGGCGGACATGGAGTCCGCGCCCGCCTTCATCTCCTCGCGCCAGCTCTTCGGGAACACCCCGTTGCTGGCGTAGACGGCCATCTCGCG